CATATTCTCCCTCCATCAATAGTAGAGCAACTCAATGAAGTTGCTATTGTGGGTAGTCCTTCTTGTAGTTTTCTTATGGATTTTCTTCCCGATGGGCCCAGTCGCGCGTTTCAAAAAGTACAAAGAGAAGGTCCACACGTACTCGGGGCTGGACCCAAAGAGCTGGGAAAGATTTTTGACCAATCTCCACGAGTTCGAACAGTTGGTTTCGACGGACCGTCTTGATGAATCCGCCAAGGCTCTGTACGCAGCCATTGAGAACATCAGAGACTTGGCGTTGGGTATAAGACGTGCCGACGACGCCGAACACCAGGAGGACCTGGACACCATAGCTAAAGAGCTGGGATACGAGGGTGAATTCCTCATCAACGAGTACGCCAACGCAAAGGGTATTCAGTTCTTCCCAAAGTACTTAAACGATTCACTCGTGGATTATCCAGATGTCCGCCCCGACGGTCCCTACCCCAGACTCCGTTCCGACCCCTGAGGTCCCTGCGACTCGCACTCGCTCTGGTCGCATTTCCAAGCCCCCAGAGCGTTACGAGCCCATCGAGCAGGTCGAGGACGATTACGGCGAGGATGATTACGATTCGGACGAGTCGGAGATTAAGACGGACGACGAGGATGACTTTTCCGAAGACGAGGAGGACGACGAAGATGATGCGGACGAAGATGGCAATCTAGATGGATTTGTTGTGCCAGATAAAAGCGAGAGTAGCGACTCTGATAGTGACGACGATGGAAAACCTGCCGTTCCTGTCAAAAAGCGACCAACCGTCCCAGTCAAGAAACGGACCCCCGTCCGAAAGTGATTGGCCAGTACAGGAGCCCCCTCGGAATCGGATGTTTCAGCCAGATTTCGAGGTTCCTCAAAAGAACGATCCCCTTGAATTTTTGAAAAATACAAACCCCGTCGGTCTGATTCTCCTCGGTATTGTTATCGGTGTTCTGATTGTAAGTATGCGGCCTATTGTAATCAATAAATAAGACCTTTACGTGACTAGGTAAAGTGGCGCGTTCCCAGACTTGGCGTCGTTCCCAACAAAATCTCCTATAGGGCCCGTGCGTTTCACACGTACGTCCTCCTGAAGAAAACCCAGCCATGGATTCTCACGAGTCTGATCGGCCGGCTCCATATCTCTGAATACATCAAACTGATTGTCATAGGCGGCAACAGTTTGAGATATTCTTGCAGGCGCGGGTGGGAACCGCTTGTACGCCAGGTACAAAAGGACAAGAACCACCACGACCGCAATCAATTTAAATATCATTTTTATTAGCAAATATTTTAGGCCTAGGCGTCAGGAACCTCCTCTTCCTCGATGATTGGCTCCTTGGTCTTCGCGTCCTCCGCAGCCTTGGTGTCGGCCTCCGCCTTGTCGGCCGCCTCCTGCGCCTCCTTGCGCTTCAGAATCTCGGCCGCCACGCGGATGTCCGCCTTGGCCACCAGCTCCTCCATCGACGCCTCCGGGAACTCCTTCTTCAGGTCCTCGAGCAGATCGGCCGGGTGGGGAATCGGTGGAACGTCCGGCTTGGTGTAGAACTTGCTGTTCTCGTCACCAGGCTCGATGAACGGCGTGTCCGAACCCTCGACCGGCTTGGCCATCATGTCGCGCTTACGCTTCTCGAACATGGCGGCGGCAGCCTGCTGGCTCTTCCGGTAGTTGACCATAATCTCCTCGAGCTTCTCGTTCTGGTAATGCACGTCATCAATCTCCTCGCGCTTGGGTGGAATCAGAAGCCACTTGTACATGTCCACCACGTAAATGTCGACCAGGGCGTCATCCTTCTGGAGGCGCTTGGCGTGAGCACCAGCCTCCTCACGGGTCGGGAAGCAACCACGAATCTTCATACCCAGCTGCTCGTTACGCTGAGGCTGGTCGGGGCCAACGAAGGAGACGCATGCAAAAAGCTGTCCTGGGACCGTAAGGTAATCCTGAGTAAGCTCTCCAGCGGAAGCCATTTAAAAGGATCACGCATTTTTCTTTTAAGTTATCAAACGCGCGAAGAGTTGAAATGACAGACCTTCGCAAAACTCACAACAATTACAAACGCCAACTCATTAACCAATGGGTCAAGAACGACATGTACGTCCTAGATTGTGGATGTGGCCGGGGAGGAGACTGGTGGAAGTGGCAGGCGGCCCGTGTTCGTCTGGCCGCCATAGATCCCGACCATGATTCACTCGATGAGGCGGAACGCCGAGCCCGTGAAATGGGTCTAAATGTATGGTTTCTTGGTCAGGGTGACATCCGTCAAGCCGCCTTTGCCGGACCTTTCGACGTCGTGTGCTATAACTTTTCGCTTCACTACATTTTTGAAAATGAATTGGTCCTCGAACACTCACTCAAGGCTCTCAAGGTGGCACTCAAGCCTGGGGGGCTCCTGATCGGCATCACCCCTGAAAAGGCTCGGGCAGAGTCCATGGTCAACTCAAATGGCCTGTTCCGTGACAAATTAGGAAACGAATTCAGGGTTCTAGGGGACCGACTCTCGGTCAAGTTGTCCGACGGCCCCTTCTATGCTGATGGTGCCAAGGAGGAGCCCCTGTTGGACGGTCCAATTCTGATCCAAAAATTGAAGGCCCTAGGGTTTGAGAGGCGTGTATGGGAGCCCATGGTGCCCAGGCCAACCGGACTGATCTCGGATTTGTATACGAAATTTGTCTTTGTAAATGGTAGAGGGGCCGAAGAGGATGAACAACCTAGCCCCGATTCTGTTAGTACCTCTTGTTTTGGGTGTGGTACTCACTAATTCAGAACCAAAAATGCTCACGGAACTCAAGGACCGGTACTTTAGGACCCTGGACATTCTTCGGGCGACCGGTGACCCCATTTGGCATCCCGTCCTGAAACCAGCAATCATCACGGGACTCCATGGGAAAAAGGATGGGGTCATAGGTTCTAACGTGAACAAAGGGTACGAAATTTACATCTGTCTGGATGGAGACGATGTAAATTCGGCATTTTATGTACTTATTCATGAATTAGCTCACATGACTGTGCCGGAGTATGATCACTCCATCAAATTTTGGGAGAATTTCGAGAAACTCAAAAAGATTTGTATAGATTCAGGCTTATATGTGAAATCGGGAACGCGTCAGTATTGTGGGGACACGGTGAGGGACTGAGACCAACTGCGCAGCAGTTGTGATCCCCGCCGGTAATCTCAAGGGGAGTCGCTGCGCGACTCTCTTGGTCTCTAGACCCGCTCACTCAAAAACTGCCGGGCAAAGTAGAAGATGACCGCCGCAATCAGGGCCGTCACCGCCATACCCGTCATGGACATCTCGCCGTTCTCCCCCAGGAACTTGGGCACCATCGTGCTCAGCTTGCCCTGAACAGGCTTGGAGTAGGCGATCACGGCTGCGACGCCCGCCAGAGCTGCGTACCACTGCTCATCAGTCAGACCGAATGGGTTCTTCGACGAACCGGAAGAGCCCTTGGCGCCACCGGCCCGCTGCTTCTGTGGTGGCGCCTGTTCATAAGGCGACCCCTGGACCTCATCCTGCATCATCTGTCCTGGACCTGGCATAACTTCCTCAATCGACGACGAAAACTCCGCCATTTGAGATTCGTCTAGGTTTTTTTCGGGCTGTTGAGGCTCACGAATCAGCCCCGTCGGGACCGTCCGTTTGTTGTCCGTCTTGGGCTGTTCGACCGCCGCCTCGGCAACTGGGGGCATTGGTGTCGTGAGGTCAGAAACGTTCGGGTCGTATGACAGCATTTCTTTCTAGTTCTGTTTCTGAAAAGAAACCTCTCTTAACTACGCGCCTTTTTGACAATCACAGTCCCTCCACGGCGCTGTGCTGCCGGTGCCACCGGTTGAGCCACCGCCCTGGGATTGTAGTGCCTTTGATGGTACTGCCAAAACGCCTGTGATCCTACATGGAACCCTCGGCGTATAGGCGCCTTGTACCAAAACACGCAATCCGTAATCTTGTTGCTTTTGGATGTATTGTCCAGGACCAAGCACTCGTAGTTTTCCGTACAGGCGTCCATGACCTGTGAAAACTGGTCGAACGTCGGGAAGACCCCAAAGAAAGCCTTGTACAGGTTCTCGCGGTTCTGCCTGACGTTGTCACGCAGGGCGAAGACGTAATCGACGTTCGTACGAATCATGGGGGTCATGTCCATACAGTACTGGGTCGTCATCATAAAGAAAATCTTCCAGTGCCGCCCGTTCATAAACAGTTGGCGGATACACGTGTCTCTCATGAATGACCTGTCATACATACAGTCGTCCATGAGGATAAAGACTGGCTGGCACCTCCCGACCGCCAGGAGCTTCTTTTGACGCTCTATAATCTTCTCGAGAGCTTCCTTGTTGTAGTCACCGTAGACGAAAAGGTCAGGAATAAATTGCTTGTAGTACCCGTTGCCCTCCTCTGTACCTGACATGGCAATTCCGGCTGGAATGTGCTTCTTGTGCCATAGGATATCCGTCACGAGCGTCGACTTGCCCGTCCCACGCTTCCCTATAAAGACGCAAACCTTGTCATCCGCCATCTTCGACGGATCAAACTTCCTGAGCTGAAGCGTCATCTCTGGTAAAGAAAACGAAGTTTTCCCTCGGACCGCAACGCGGTCCTCGTCCGTAGGACTTATTTATCGCGGAGCGGCGCGGCCCTTGACTCTAGAAAACAATGTTTCCCTTTACTAGAGGCAACGATGAGTGCCGGTTATATCCAGTTGGCCGCCATCGGTCAACAGGATGCATATCTCACAGGAAGTCCCCAAATCACCTACTTTTCGGGCGTCTACCGCCGTCACACCCCCTTTGTCCTCGAGGCGTATGACATTCCTTTTTTGGATCAAAAAGTAAATTATGGTCAAAATAACATCTGTCGCATTCCACCCAAAGGTGATCTCGTCCGAGGACTCACACTTAAGTTAACGCTTCCGGCTCTCAATAACCCTGGAAGCGACTGGACATGGCCAACCCCTCCAGCCCCCGACACCAATCAGCCATACATCAGAATCATAGGGCCATCCACCGGTGGTTCCAACGTCACCTTGACCACCACCCTCCTCGTTCCTTCCTATTCAACAGTCAATTTCAACCTCTGGTTCACGCCCATCTTCGCTCCTTACATTCAGTACAACGTATCGACCAACCGATTTTCGTTCAGTAATTGTGCATCCGTCGAGGTGATCAACTCTTCAAATTACCTCGCCCCGGGCATCTTTTTCGGCCTCGATCCAAAGGCTTACTCTTCCATCAACCCCGTGAGCGGCAACCTCGTTTATACCGTGAATAGCACCTCGAACCTCACGGCAAATTCATTTTCAAATTCATCTGCTAATTTCATCTCGTCCGTCACCCGCACGGCCGACTTTACCCTCGAACAGTGTGGCTGGGTCCGCTCCATCGGTGCTTTGCCCCCAGACCCTCGTAAAGGTTTCTTTGCGTACCTCAACCAGCCCTTGAACGTCTCGGGCCGCCAGTTTCTCAACTTTTCACAAACCTCGGGCTCTGGTGCTGTATGGACCATCCCTAACCGCACATCCAAATACACCTTGACCACGGGAGGCCGCATAAAGTTTTCGAGTCTCGGTCTTTACTGTGTCAAGGCTGGATTTGACCTCGGGGCGGGCTCTGTGGAAACATTCAGCTTTGGCTCCAGTCAAAATGAGGCGTCCGAAGGCTCTGGCCCCGTGAGTCCCAATTTTGAATACATATTCCCGTTCCGCGTCTCTCCAGACCCTTCCATGCCCGCCGTCATCCCTCTGAACGTCAAGAACACTGCAAACACCTACTACTTCTACGTCACGAGCACTGGGTCCCAACTCCAGTCCAACTCGTACGTCACCATCAGCCCCGTCGATGAAATTTACCAACTCAGTGCACCGCTCACGATGGCCTCCAACCCTTACAAGCTTCCCTTGTACGGCAACGTCGTGGCGACCGGCGGTTACGCGCTGACCCTCACGCCCGGCTCAAATATCAATTTCGTCAACCCCGGTGAGTATCTCTTGACCGGTTCCGTGTACCTCGGGTCGGCGTACGTCTCAAACGTCCAGGTATGGGAAAGCTCAAACTTAGTTTACAATTACGATATGAAAATGCAGGGCCGCGACCCTACGTTCGCCTTTTCAGTTCCTCTGTCCGTCACCAGCAACGTCGCCAACTACTACATGAACGTCACTACGACCAGTGGTCTCACTAGCGTGAGCCCCAACACCTACTTTATCGTGAACCGCATCAGCGTTCCGACCGCTTCAAACCCCGACTCGAACGTCTTGCCCGATAACGGTCTCACCTTTCGCTCAACCAGCTCGACCCTCAAGGCCCCTTTCAATTTTGTTTCAGATTTCACGTCGTCTGGAAGCTCCAACATCATTTCCGTCACGTCCGGCGGGTTCAAGTTCAGCAACACGGGCTCTTACATCCTGACTGGCGCCATATGTACCGCCGATCCCGTCCGGAGCATCTCGTTCGGTCCTCAGACCTACAGGGACAACCTGGGTATCCTGCCCCCTTATACCTTTCAGGTTCCCATTTACATATCAGACACTTCACAGACGTATCCCGTCTCCGTGACCGTCGCTGGAACCACCGCATCTCCAAACATATTCTCAAACACATTTATTTCAGTCTATCCATTAACCTCGAATCTTGCCGACCCTGCGACCCAGGTGTTTTCCTACTACGATTCCGTGGGCACGTGGGCCATCAAGAACGCCGACCTCAAGATTGGCGGTCAGACCGTCCAGAGCCTCACGGGCGAGTTCATAGAGCTGTGGAACGACCTCCACGTCCCGTACGAGAATCAACCCGGCCTCCAGATTCTCACGGGTAAAAACGATACAGGTACGACCATCAACCCCCCGGGCCGCACGTATTTCGTGAATTTGCCCTTTTATTTCTACGGCAACCCGGCCCTGTACCTGCCTTTAGTTTCGCTGAGCCGCCACGACGTCGAGGTCCACGTCACGTTCAGGAACTTTACCGAATTGACTGCTGTTTCTGTGAACAATCCGACCCTGGACGCAACCATCATAGTCGACTATGTGTACTTGTCTGACCCGGAGATTCGGTGGTTCCAGAGCTCCCGGCTCGATTATGTGATTACCCAGTGCCAGTACCAATCCATAGGGCTCTTGGCGGGTTTCACGTCCGCCGTGTTCAATTTGGATCTCAAAAACCCCGTGCGTGAACTCTTTTTTGTAGTTCAGCCGACGGGCAACTTGCCGTACGATTACTCTGATAACGCGGTCCAGAGTTTCGCCCTGAGCCTCAACGGCCAAGACCTTTTCACGACCGACACGACCGACGCCCTGTACACCGGTTCCATCGAACCGTTCAACCACTACCCCAACTTTCCCCAGCGTCGTTTCTTCATGTATGCTTTTACGGGCAATCCATCGTCCCCGAAACCTCGCGGCCAAATCAACTTTAGCCGTATCAAACAGGTTCTTCTGACACTCAAGTGCGGCGGCCAAGCCTACCTGCCCGCCAAGGAACTTCGAATTTTGGGTGTAAATTACAACGTGCTTCAGATTGCTGATGGGCTCGGGGGGCTACGATTCAATACTTGAGGGGGCAGGACCACACAAGCCCTGCGACTCAATCCATAAATCTTTATTAATTTCCATGTAATGAATTTTAATACAGATTTATTGACCTTCATGAGGGCGCCTTCGGCGCGTAAATAAGATTCTAACGAAAAGCGCCTTCGGCGCGTAAATAAGATTCTAACGAAAAGCGCCTTCGGCGCTTGCTTTTTTCCTTAGAACTTACTAGGAATGGCCTCCCGTGCCAGTTTAGCCTTTTTGGGCCAAGAGGACATTGCCCTTAGTGCGGACCCTCAGGTTACGTATTTCAAAGAGAAATATGAAGGCTCCAGCCTCTTTTCGTCCAGGGTCGATAAGGTTCAATTTGATAACGACGTCCTTGTACCGGGTTCTGAAAATTACATCGAGCTTCCACGGTCCGGTGATCTCATCACCGAAATGTACCTCAAAATCTTCTTCCCCCCTTCCCTTCTGAACACGTCCGTAGAGGATTCCGTCGCCACCCTTTTCATACAACACGTCGAGCTCTACATAGGCTCCACCCTTATAGAACGCATTTATGGTGAATTCATAGCTCTCAAGTACGACATAGAAGTCCCTCAGGGTAAACAGCCGGCCCTGACCAACCTCATAGGTAAGGGAACCACCGTCCCCGCTTCGAGTTACACCGTCCCTTTGCCTTTTTCTATCCTCGAAAAGGGTGTGCCCCTCTGTGCCATGAAAGAGCCCGTCACCTTCCGCATCGTCACGAACACGACCAACACCTTCACGGTCCCTCCCATAGACATCTACGACCCCATTACCGCCTATTTACATGTGGAATACACGTACCTGGGTCAGAAAGAACTCGAGTACATCCGCAAGACGCCTCAGATTCACATCGTGGAACAAGTCCAGTTGGCGGAGTTCGCCGCGCCCTTGGGCATCACCGCCGTCCGGTGTAACCTTGGATTTTCCAATATCGTTAAGGAATTGTACTTTGTGGTCCAGAACGACACGGCCCAGGGCTACGACTTCACGGCGTCGACAGGTACCGAACAGATTGTGAACCTCGAACTATTCTTTAACTCCACCGAACGCATCTCGACCGATATCGGTACTCCCCTGTTTTTAAGAGTCATCCAGGGTCTGGAGTTTCATACCCGTGTTCCCGGTTACTATTTCTACATGTACTCGTTCAGTCTGGACCCAGAGTCCAGGAGACCTTCAGGTGGTGTCAACCTTTCCCGAATTCAGAACCAAATTTTGAAACTGAATCTGAACCCAAGTGCATCATCTAGAGCCATCAGGGTCTATGCTATCAACTACAACTTTTTAGAGGTCAAGGACGGGTCTGCGACCATTCTGTTTTCTAATTTTGGTTGAAAATTCCAGAACGATGAGAACCGGCGAAGGAGACTTTGATACTTCGGCTATTCTCGAATCGGCTCTGGACATCTTCAGGCCCGTCATGGAATCGGCCACCGTCATGGCAGCTCACTATGCCCGGGCTTGTGGACGCGACATAATCTTGGCCGAGGACATGAATATGGGTATGATGTTCGCAGCTCGTTACGTCACAGGCCGTCAGATTGGTTCTTTGTTCCCAGAAATCTACGAGTCGGAAGAGTCGTCAGGGAGTGGAGAGGAGGACGAAGAGGGTGAAGACGGGGACGACGAGTGCTCTGACTCCTCCGGTTGGGAAACGGTTTCTGAAACAGAATTGGTGTGGTCACGCTACCAGGGGACGGACGACGAACAGGCTCTCAAGATGAACGAGTGTGCAGACACGTGGGAATCTTGGGAACCTCAGAACCCTTCTGAACGTGCGTTGAAAAACGCAATAGACAAACAGCGTGAAAATTAGATGACCTGGTGGGTCCAGGAAGAGTCCGAGGAGGGGTACGACCTCTCCAGGACCAGGCCCAAGTACTCGGTTCTCTTGGAAGAGGAGGACTATGAGACTGAAGACGATGTCCCAGGGTTTGACAAGGGACCGGAGGCTAATTACGACCAGGACTTTTCAGTAGAGACCTGGGACCCTTGGGAACCTTCGTATTTTTTTCTTTTAAAATAGTACAAATGGCTGACATGATCTCTGCTATCGCTCTCCAGCTCGAGTCCCAGTCCCTGAACGCCGTCGTGGGCGGCTTCGCCTTTGCCAGCGCCCTGGCCTGGTACGAGCTCGTCAAGGTTATCGTGGCGTCCGTGGTTCGCGTCAGCAAGGAGGGTCTGCGCGGCACCGCCCTGACTGCCCTGTTCACCACCCTGCTCGCCATCGTCGTGTACATGGCCATCAAGGCTCTGGCTGTGAACGTGACCGTCAAGGAGCCCCAGCAGCCAATGTTCGCGGTGACCCGCTAAACAAACTTGACTGGAGCTTGAGGAACTTGTGGGGCCGCGTCGCCACCTACGGGACTGGAACGAGACCCAAACGTCCTCCATATAAAAAGGCCTATCAGGGCCGCTAAAACCAACAAAAACCAAGGAATCTTAAACTTCCTTGACTCTTCCTTCGGTGGTGGAGGAAGCGCCAAGGTCATGGCGTCTATGATACGCTTGAGTTCCACGTCCTGGAGAGGAGGTGGAGGAGGGAGTTGAATCTCACGGTCGCGGTCCTTGATGTGAATTCTGAGTACGAATGCGTTGGTCTCCCAGCCCCTGAAATCCAGGGGCGCCCCGTTTTTGTCGACCCACCGGACCGTCAAGCGCTGCAGCACGCTGATGGGCTCGGGAAAGGTGACGGACACCTGGTAGTCCTTGCACTCGTGGAAGTTCTTGATACAGGCCGAGCCCACGTCCATCATGACGGGGGCGAAGTTGCGATTGGCGTTCGAGCCGCTCACAGTCCCGAGCGAGCCCGTGATCGAGCCCGTGTCGACGTGACTCGGCGTGCGGAACTCGTCAATGTCCAAAAAGACGTATTCATTTAGGCTCATGTTGATGAGGGTCGTGGAGCGCACGATGTACTTGGTCGCGTAGGTGGGATCGGTCGGTCCGGCAAGGGCACTAGTGTAGAGGGTCCCGCGGGTCAGGCCGAGCATAGTGGCGAGCTCCTGGGAGTGGACGAACAGCGTGAAGGGTGTGGCGTTGCTGAATATGAAGTGGCCCTCGTCTGGTGCGTAGTCGAGTGTGATGGCGCCTGTTGCCGTGACGGCCTGGGCCAGTCCGTACACAGAGTAAAACCCTTCGTTAAGTGAAATATTTGAGGAGTTGACGGCTAGGACGTTGGAACCGTTTGTGAGGTTTGCGATTGTATTGGGAACACGCGCGCTCACGAGGTCCACACGCTCTATGTCCTTTATGGGAGTCGTGAGGTGTAAAACGTAAGAGTTGCCTGATGGGTACAGCTTGACGTCCCTATTTTTCGAATCAGCAAATAACAGACGCGTGGTCATCTGATTTATAGTTGGATATTTTTACACGATACATTCGGCAAACCACGGCTTGATTTCGTCATAGTAGTCCGGGTCGACCATGACCGTAGGTATGCCTTCTTCGGTGTCGTAAAACATGTAATAGACTTGAACCTCCTTCACCGGTTCCATAGTTTTGATGCGGTCCAAGAGCTCAATGAGTTTCTTGTGCCGCTCTCCGATCGTGGTTCTTTTCGTGGTCCCGTTGACCTTGAACGCATGTGGGTTGTACCGGACGAACACGACAGGCACGGCGTTTCCACCCAGACACCACGCCGACACGATATTGTTCATGCGTGACGTTTCGCAAATTTGGGGATACTCTTTGTGTTGATGCTCGTCAACCTCGACGACCACATGAAAATTGCCGTGATTTGGGAACAAAAAGTCGACTCGTGAATGGGTTTTCGTCGTGGTGAGGCACGCGTGATCCGTCATGTACTCTCGCACGAAAGACTTGGGAAACTTTTCATTGAACAATTTTTCAATCTTGGACTCCTCTATTTTGCGGCGCGCTATGGCTTCAGGTGTGTGAGTTCGCAGGTGATTCTTCATGGTGTGTTTATGTGTAAAAGCCGCTTCACACTCTGTACACTTGAATGGCCTCTCTCCTGTGTGAATCCTCATGTGCCCCTTGAAAGCTCCTTGTTGTGTAAACGCCGCATCGCACACCGTACATTTATAAGGCTTGGCGCCTGTATGAGTTCGCATATGAGATGTCATATTCGTCTGCATGGCGAACGCCGCATCACAATCGGTGCACTTATACGGTCGCTCGCCTGTATGGGTGCGCTCGTGAATTACCAAATGATGTCTAAGTGAATATGACTTGTCGCACTCCGTGCATTTGTAGGGCTTTTCACCGGTGTGAGTTCGCATGTGCCACTTTAGGGAGTGATTATGGGCAAAGGCCGATGGGCACTCAGTGCACTTGTAGGGCTTTTCACCCGTATGAATCCTCATGTGCCCCTTGAGATGGTCCTTGCGGGTGAAAACGGCGCTACACACTTGGCATGGATGGGAGCGCTCGATGTCCTTGACGGGGGTCGTGAGGTGCAGGACGTAACTGTTTCCTGACGGGTAAAGCGTCAGGTCGCGGTTACGCGAATCGGCGAAGAGGAGGCGGGTCGCCATCTCTTACTGGTATTTACTGAGAGTTTAGCTTGGCCTCGAGTGCTGCGAGGCGGTCCTCGAGCGAACTGACATTCGTGGTCGCAGTCGCGAGCGACTGCTCGAGGACTTTGTTTTGGGCCGAAAGCTCTTTGATAGCTGCTAATGCGAGTGGTATTAGTTCAGTGTATCTGACGCCCAACATATCTTCAGTTTGATCAACGGCTTCTGGTAAAACTTCGCGTATGTCTTGGGCGATTACACCCACACGCCGTGTGTCATCATTTTTGAATTTGAAGATGACTGTACTAATCTGATCAACTTTTGATACCGCGTTTGATATTGGTTCAATCACGTCTTTCATTCGGGCATCTGAAAATGTCGTCCATGATGTGGCGCGATCTGTGAGCTGAACACCCGCCGTCGCTTCGGTGCCCGCAACGGCAGTGGCTCCTATTTCGACTTTGTTATAGTAACAAGTTATACGGGAAGTGCCTAGAGCCCCGTTATAAAACTGATTGGAACCATTATTATAATAATTATAAGATAGTGTCACCGCATCTCCGTATTTATTGAATTGACCCCACAAGTAACCAAATGAATTTCCTCCACCCAATATGAATTGTTTATAATCTGCGCTTTGTGTACCCATTTGTATATTACCCGCAACTTGGAGAGCTTGACTGGGACTCGGCGTCCCGATGCCGACGTTGCCAGCAGAGGTGATGCGCATACGCTCCGACCCGGCAGTCGCGATGTACACGTTCGAATTGGCCGCTTCGGCGTGAATTGTAACGCCGCCCGCAATGTTATTATAGACGTACGTTCCACCAGTCCTGTACTGTGCGGAAGCGGTGTAACCAGAGCCAAAGAGGGCTATACCACCGCGATTGTTGTTGGCTGAATCACCTAGGGCCAAGCTCGACACCGCCGCCGTCCCTGTACTCAAATTCTGGATGATCGCGCCACCGGTGCCGTTGTAAATATTGTACACGCCCAGCGGGGTCGCGCCAGTATTTGTCCCGTCGCCGACGGTCAATAAGCTACTGGGATTCGTCGTCCCGATGCCGACGTAGCCACCTGCCTGAATGGCCAGTGCGGCGGTGTAAGTAGACCCGTACGCATTGAACCCGAGATAATTGGTCGTCGAACCGACGCCAACGTTCGCAAACGTCATCTGGAACGCGTCGTTCGTGGCATTCGTGCGTCCGAGGATCAGGGAGTTGTTGTTACCGGCCCCGAGCGTGGACGTCAACATGGCGAGCGAGTGTAGGCCACCGGGAGCGAACGTCGTGTTGTCGCCGATGTTGAGTTTGGGTCCGCCCGTCGCAGCGGCGTTCCATACGTGTGTAGTTCCGTTTGGTGTCCCCGTCCCCACACCAACCCTCCCCAGATTGTTCATGACCATCACGTTCGACCCGCCCGCGGCGTTCGAAAAGGCGAAAACATTCCCCGCCCCGACCTGCTGGACCGAAAGAGCGTTGCCCGAGGCCGTGTTGCCGACGACAAACACGTTACTCGAGCTGATGAGCGTGGGGACCGACGGGCTGAAGCTCATCGTGTTCTATTAGGAGGCTAGGATTTGTTTGCGACGGGGGCACTGACCAGGTCGACACGCTCAATGTCCTTTATCGGCGTGGTCAGGTGGATGGAAGCGGATACTTCCGCGACGGGACGCGGAGCGTCCCTGTAGCTGTTTCCTGAGGGGTACAGCGTTACGTCACGGTTCTTGGAGTCGGCGAACAAGAGCCGAGTCCGTGAGGACTCGTGGCCGGGGGCGCTCATTAATTTAGGTTTGGAATTTAAGCCCGTGCTTCGAGCGCTGCGAGCCGTGATTCTAATGCTTCAATAGTTTTTTGCTGGGTCTTGACCAGTGCGTGAAGTTCCTTGAGACCGCCGAACGCGACCGAAGATATGTAGTCATAGTTTAGTACACGGAAATCGTCAACCTGAGTACCATATATAAACACGTTTCCGTCTATTACCTTGTCAACCTCTATTGTGTCGCCATCGACCGAGACCACCTTACACTCGTCGATGGACTCATGGTGCATAACCCGTATCACCTGTTCCGGGCAGAGTGAGTGCCCCGAAATCACAACCTTTTTGTCGGTCGCTTCACACTTCTTGAATATGTTCGGAATGAAATCCTTCAGGTGGGTCACGGCACCGGGCAGAACCTTTTCAACCTCCTGTGCGAAGAAACCAACCCTCTTTTGTGGGCCATACTGGATTTTGTCTATGTATGTGAACGTCTTGACATCCACCGCATTCACCAAATCTAAATACGTTTTAGAAGGTTGTTCCTCAACCTTGATGCGTTCGTCGGAGAATAAGCAGAAGGCATCACTAGTACCTATTGAACCACTACCGTATATACTAAGAGCTGTTTGTTGGGTTACTGCCGTCCAGTTAGGAACTCCGGCATAGTTGATATATTTTACAACTTGTGATGCTGTTAACGTGGTACCACTGACATGTAGAGGATGCAGGGGAGTCGTGAGCCCGATGCCCACTAAACCCGCCGCCGTGATTCTCATGCGTTCAGTTGAGTTGGTCGTGATACGGAGTGCATTGTTCGTGCTGGCACCGAAAAATGGTTCGTTTACGTCGCATCCGGCGTATATAGATCTGGTACCGTCTGTAATTCTAAATATTTCACCCGTGCCATTCACTTGTAATGCGACTCCTGGACTCGCCGTCCCGATGCCCACCCTCCCCGCATTCGTCATGATGAACGTCCCGCCTGCCGTGTTACTGAACTGAACGACGTTTCCGGTCGTGCTTGACCCTATGACGGTCAGAACGTTGGCAGCGGCGGCTGGGGTCGTACTCGCGGTCAGGGTCGTCCCTGAAACCGCGTTGGACCCCGCCAACGCGCCATACACTGTCGTAGCACTTAGAGCTTGAGAAACTATAGCGTTCCCTGAGTAATACACGTTACTCGCAAAGATGTTACTCGAGGATGACATCCGTTACTACTGAGGGAGATTAGTTTCCAACGGGACTCACCCAATGTCCAACCCGAGCGACACGCCCTCGACAATGTCACACTCAGAGAGGTTCCCTCGGGCTTCGAGCACGCTGTCGACGTCCAGTGGTCTCAGGGCGTACTTGTTGGCCCGACAGAACGTGTCGAACCGGGCCTGGAGGAACGCGTACGGTGCCCAGAGTTCCGGTCCCTTTTCGAGCCCCTTGAAAAACTCAGTCTGTGGCTCGACGTCCATGATTTCGTTGATTGTGCGAATCATGTAAAGGCTGGGTGGCACGAGAGAAACCTCTGGGCCTTTAGGTTGGTAAAATTCTGCGCCTCTCGGGTGTTTCCCGAACGTCTCGCGGAACTTTTTGATAATCTTGGACTCGTACCGGTTCACGTCGAGCTCCGAACACATCCGTATGAACACGACCGTCGAGTCCCGCGGGTAACTCTTGAAACGCTTCAGGTCGAGCCCAAAGTCCTGCTCCGTCCTTCCCACCTTGTACACCCCATCGGCCATGCGTATTAAATAAACGTATGCGACGCCCATGGGGTTCTAGGGGTTGGTGTTTTTATGTTTGTTCTGGACCTGATAAAATTTGTAGAATTTTCAAGAACCCAAAGCCTCCCAACTACCATGGCCTTTTATACTACCCTTTCCAAAAATGTTCTTTCCTAGTACCTTCAATATACCGTTTAGAGGTTCTTGAAATTTCTACTTATTTTTAGCTCCTGGCTCCTGCGCCTTTTTAGGTTTTTTCAACCCACTGATAGCCTCTTCTGGTGTGATGGTTCTCTGACGTTCGGGAGGTGGCCAATCCTTCGCCTTGGGGAAAAACTTTGCAGCCCGACGATCAAACTCGTCAGGGTCCATTACCCTAAGAGTCGGTCACGTTTTTAACAGCGCTGGCAATCAAAAGAGTTTCGTGCCGCCTGTGTTTAATATTTTTCAGGTAACTTTCGAGTGCGTCACGAACGGCAATGTAGTAGTACGACATGGGCTCGATGGTTCCTTTCCAATGACGGTCTTTGAGAGCCACACCTGCAACCATGGCGACCCACTCCTCAAACTCTTCATACTTTTGCCAGCCTGAGAGTTCCAGGAACGGCCAAAGGCGTTCATGAAGTACGAGAAGCATCAAAATGGTCAAGTCGTGTATATTCATGACTTTCATATCCTTCTGACGCTTGATGTAAATATTGTCCGGATAGAGTTCCAGGTTCTTCAGGGTGATACACTTGTTCTCTGGGATGCTGAAGATTTGCTGGATGATCCTGTTGATCCAGACTCGCTTGGGTTCATCAGCCTCTGGGCCTTTCACGTGACCCAGGTCAATGTCATCAAAGTCATGGATGACCACGCCCGTGATATACTTTGCAATGTCCCTTTTGTACTTGGCGTCTGCTGGGCGGTCACATGGGTTCTTACGAGCCACGTGGCGCTTGAAGGCTGATGTACCGGCGCGTTCCTGGGAAAAGTCCCTCCCGCACTTTTCACATACCAAATTCATGGTCGACCTGTGACGTCCCATCCTACCATGGCCTGAGAAAAAATTTGTAGAATTTTCAAGAACCTGGGGTCACCCGACTACCATGGCCTTTTATACTACCCTTACCAAAAATGTTCTTTCCTAGTACCTTCAATAGACCGTCTGGAGGTTCTTGAAATTACTACAAATATCAGGGGACCTAAACCTCCATAAAATCCAATCAATCTCTGCGAAGCAAATTTTGATTAAGATTTATGGTCGGTCACCTGGAGTTTTCCCTAAAGAGGAAGGGAGGTATTCAAGGGTCCAAAAACTATTTGAAAAAAATTCCGAGAGGAGGGGTAGTAGGTTAGTAGAGGGTATAGTATATAATAGGTCATGTTAGTCCATGGACCGTGGATACCTCCCTTCCTCTTTAGGGAAAAGTCGGGAGTACCCGGACCCCCATAAACCCTAATCAATCTCCGACCGAAGGTCGCCTCGATTGAAATTTATGAAGACCCGACCCCAACTTAAAAACCTCCCTCCCCTTTAGAACACGATGGTGAGACCCATACTGAAATGGGTCGGGGGGAAGACTCAGATACTGGACAAAGTCCTTGAGCAATTCCCGACCGAAATAGAGGGGGACTATTACGAGCCGTTCGTGGGTGGGGCTTCGGTACTCCTGGCGGTCCTGCCCCGCGTGAAGGGCCGTGCATACGCATCAGACCTGAACAAAAACCTGATTGAACTTTACACCAAAATTCAGAGGGACCCGGAAGGTCTGATCAGAGAACTGGAAGAGCTGGAAAAGGACCAAACGGAACAGAGGTACTATGAAATCAGGGACCTTTTCAATAACAATCCGACCCCCGCATTCCTCATCTACCTCAACAAACTAGGGTTCCGTGGCCTGTACCGTGAAGGGCCAAAAGGGTTTAACGTTCCGTACGGACACCCGCGGGCCAAAGTGTCCCTGTGCGACCCTGAAAACGTGCGTCAAGTTTCACACGCACTACAAAGTGTAGAGTTCAGACACGAACCGTACGAACAAGCTCTGGCCCGCGTAACGCCCCGTGATTTCGTGTACATGGACCCGCCATACGTACCGGAAACGAAGACATCGTTCACGGGATACGTGAGAGGTGAGTTTGATCACGAAGCCTTTTTTACCCGTGTCAAATCCTTGACCTCTCCATGGGTGATGAGCAATTCAGGAGCTGAATTGGTACGAAGGGAGTTCCCCACGGGCCTGACGGATGTCGACGCCCGACGAGCGATTCACTCAAAAAATCCAGGGGCACGGACGGTTGAAGTGCTGGTCAAGGGTCCGTGACGGTCTGGGTAGGTTCATGAAGTTCCATCCAAATTTGCTTCGCAAAGACTCGATGGATTCCATGACTTCTTTATCGAGGTTCATGAACTTTATAAAACTTTTGCTTCGCAAGGACTTTATAAATTTCATGAATTTTGTATCAAAAAGTCCTACGGACTTTCCTCAAGCTCCACAGGAAACAACTCGGACCCACGGACGTACTCGATACCCATGGATTTCCAAAAGTCGATGATGCTCAAAAGAGCGGGGTCACGATCGAGGTCAAACCAAAGACGTTCAGCACGGGCGAAGAGGACGATACGGAGAGGTTTGCCGTACAGGGACGGAACGTTTCGGTACTTGATGGGGACGCCGAGGATCTTCTCACCGGCGGTACCTGGGGTGAGCCATGATTGGGTCTTGACCTCATAGACGAAATCAGAGGTTTCCCAATCGGGTTCGTGACCGCTTTTGCGGACGGGTTTCCAGCCGGTCGGGAACGCCTGTTGGATGAGGGACTGACCAAGGGAGCCGGACCACATGGCTGTGTTTTTACTGAGAGAACGGCCCCAGGCAATCTCCTCGGCCTGGGACTTGTGGACGGGGGCACGGAGCCATTGGCGAATCATTTTTACGTATGGAAAAGGGGGCTTTTGGGTTTAAGTGCCAAGTCTGAAAGACTTGTACCGCGAGGTTCCATAAATTCCACAAAGTCCAATCAAGGATGGAATTTATGAATTTTAGGACTAAATTGAATTTACCGAGTCTTATGGACCTAGACCTGCCCCAAAAGGTTATCAACACGCGAGCCACTGACTGGAACCGCTGGAGCCTGGGTAGGGTCGAGGGGCCAGCGAGAGTTCGTCAAGAACTCGAGCGGGTCCGTGACGAGGTCGGGAAGATCGCGGAGTTCCTGGCGGTAGTCGGCCCAGGCTTGTTTCTTCTCGAGGGAGAGGTGAGCGTCTGCGAGTTGCGTGTAATCCGAGGCCTGGAGTCGGTGGTTTCTTTCGGTACGTAGGGCGGCCCATGCGTCGTCGAGCTTAGCCTGAACCTTCAAAGGGTCGGCGACAAGTGTGATTTCATCACCGTCCTGAACGCCCTTCACGGTGTCCCAACTCAGACCCTCTGGAACCTCTAAGCGGATACCGGGGGTCACGGGAACTATGGGCGAGTCCGAAAAGTACCAGTCGGAGACGGAAAGGGTGTTGGAGTCGAGGATGACGATGACTTGACTCATTACTAGTAAGAGTAAACATAAGTTTACAGCTCGGCACCGAAGCCGAGGAACGAGGTTGTCGTGTTGTTTGATTGAAGAACAAGCCCCTGTCCGGCTGTAAGGCCGCCCGAGACGGCGAAGTTGACGGTAGAAGCGCTTGTTCCACCGTTTTGAAGTGCAATACTTGTAGGGCTGATTGAACCACCAGCGACGGCTGCGGTTTGAAAAGTTAACAACGCACTATTTGAGAAAGTCGTCGGAGCAGCACGCATAGTGACTGGGTGTTGAACAGTCAGGTACGCACCTGTTGCGCTAGCTGCCCATGCGGGACCGTATGGCATATAGTTTCCTCCATTTGCACTCGATGCCAAATAGAAGTACCTCTGACACAGCGCCAACTCGGTCGCGTACGGCCGGAACTCGAACGGCGTGGCGACCGTGCCCTTCTCGAGCTGGACGCCGGTGATCTCGATGTAGTTGCCGGCGGCAGTACCAATGCTAAAGTCACCCGTTACCATGACTTTATTTCCCGCGGCCCACCCTGGCGTATCGACTGTGAACCCCTGTAAATAGCGAGCAATCTGCAGTGAAAATGCCGATGAATTTGTACCTAAATTCCAAGACGAACCGTTAGGGGGTGGCGGTATGGTTAATACCACATATTGCCAGGTGGAATTTGCTACGACCTTGAAATGATCAACCCACGAGTAAGTAACGGCATCATTTCTAATGATGGCTGAAATGAAGTTACCGGCGCCCGTATTGGTTCTGAACCAGAAACTCAATGTAGCTGGACTACCGAAAGGAGTCCCCCAATTGAAGTCGGAAATCATCAGACCCTCCACTTTTTGCCCGTACGTTGGAACAGAACCGGGGAAAGGAATAGTTATTGTTCCCTTCAATGAATTTCTGAAACCGACTTGATAAGGGGCATCACTGCTCGTTAAACTCTCCTGTGAAATAGTGACGCCCGACGAGCCAACTCCTTCCCAGAACCATCTATCGATGAGGTAGCTGAAGGCTCCTCCCGCCGCACTCGTCCCCCTCTGCGCAATGCGCATGTCGCCGTTGATGATGCGGTTGCGGAACGAGCCCATGCCCGCGCCTCCACTGATCGTACCCGAGACGACGAGATCGCCGGCAACCTCCAAAGCGCGCTGGGGGTTGGCGATTCCGACGCCGACCTTGGAGTCATTTGTTACACAAATTCCTTCCTCGGTGCCGTTGAGGGTCCATTGGCACGCGTTAAAGTAGGCGAGTCCATTATTATTTTGAGCCACCAACCTGAAATATGTATAAGCCTGTGTCGTACTTACCGTGAATGTCAAAGATGCTGGAGTACCTGCCCACGTCGTCACCCCTGAACGAGCATCCACGAGATTCCAGTTGACTCCATCACGGGATCCGAGAATCGAAAAAACGGTGAGGGCCTGATTTGAGGCGTACTCGAGGAGTGTGTAAGTTGATAAAACGACAGAAACTGGCAATTGAATCTGAATCCACTCACCCGCATAGGAATTGCCCAAGGCGTCTACAGTCCTCACCGAACCCGTATAGGCATAAGGAGATGACGTGGAATACAACCCAGTCGGACAAGAATAATTGGTAGACCCTGAAGAGTTCTTATTGAACGCTTTCCATGCCGAGAATGAACCCGACGTGTCGAACTCACTACTCGCACTCGCCACGTACTTACCCTGCCCGTAAGTGACCAAACTATTCGAAGTTGTATCAAGGAGGTACGAAGACATGGGCGCTGGTGGGTAAGCCTGTACGGATCGCGTCGCACCCAATGAAACTGCGTTGAGCCCGCGGCCTTGGACTTCCAAAGTGGTGCCGGGCTGTTGGGCCAGGGACTTGAGGAGCAAAAGGGTGTTCGAGTCGGTCGTGAAGGGCGCCGTGGGGACCGTGTAGCTCGAGCCGGTGTACCGAGCGACGTTGGAGACGCGGAGGTCGGCGAGGTTGCCCACAAAAGATTGGGTTGGCGACGGAAGCCAAGAGCCAATCTGGAAATTACACGAGGGGGTGTATCCGAATGAAAATGTGGACATGGACATGGAGTTGCCGACAAGTCCACCAACATAGATATTCGATCGGGCACCATCATAAGTCACGGCCACATGAGTCCACGTGTTTAGCGGACATGTGATTGAAGACGTGTTGTAATAGTTTCCAGGGCCGTTCGTGAAGATTGGTTGTACAGCAGCGCCACCAGAATTTTGAACATATAATCCATAATCAGTGGTTGTGAAAGACGTGGTTGAACGAGACGCGATGAAGCCCGTAGAAGTTGCCGTAGGATACACCCACCCCTCAATAGTCCACGCGTTCGCCCACAAGTTGGTGGTCAGAGCAGACGACGCCGCATTGCCGTAGTCGATGTAGCCCGTGCCGTCGAATCTGATCGAGTCCAAAGTGGAGTACGAAGAGTACGGGCCGAGGACGTTGCTTGTGACACCGCCGACGGGCGTGGGGAGGGAGCCGTAGGCAGTTGTCTGGGCAGACAACTGGGTGACGTCCTGGATCGACGGGTAACTAGGCAGAGGGAACTGGGACTCGAGTTGCCAAAACGGAGCTGTGGCGCTCGATGCGAAGTTCGGGTTGGGCGTGAATGATCCCGATGAATACACGTTGGCACCGTAAATGAGGCGGGCACGAGCCACGGAAACGTTGGGACCAGTCAGGGAATTGAATTGACCGACGGTGATGGGGTACGAAAGTTCCGAGGCGGCAGTGTTTGACGTGCTTGGAGCAATCGTTGGTGCAATCGTCGTGTTGCCTCCAGTTGGTGTGAATCCCTGAGCCGTCAAAGTGGTAAAGTTACCGTTGATGGCCATGTAGACGTTCGAGGCGTTTGACTGGACTAGAATGTGGTTCCATGAGCCCGTGGTCAACGTGTTCGAGGTGACGAAGGCGTTCATGGATGCGGTGGACGTCGATGTTCTCCAACCAAAGGCCAAAGCGCCAGTTGTGGTCGCGCCGAAAGTCCACGTGTTTCCTGTGCTCGTAGGTTGACCGTTGACGATAGTGTACATTTGTGAAGCACCGGTGACGAGGGCATTCGCGCTTGCCAAAGACGCGTAATTGACCCAGGCCTCTAGGGTGAAACCACCAGAACCCTTCCAGTCCGAGTGAGTTCCAGCACTCTGTGAATAATAAGACCCCACCGTCCCCGGCAACGTCAAGCAGGGTCCATAGGGCGAAGTGGATGCGCCGGGGAAGTATTGGCTGTTGAGGGCGAGGGCGAGGTTGGACGTGTAGCCGGTGCTCATGCCGGTCACGTAGGTCGGGGCGGTCGTGAAGGGGGCGGACTGCACGCCACCCACGAACGTGGTCACGGGGACAATGGATCCCTTCATGACGCGGATGTCGCGGATCGCGCCGCCCAAAGAACGCCCTATATAAATGGGCGCGGTCGACGTGTAGCCGGCCGTACCGGAGCCGGCCTGTGTACCGTCGAGGGTTCCGTTCAGGAAATAGTACTTGGTCTTGGTCGAAGCGACGAACGAAACGGCGAGGTGCCACCACCCCGCTGCGAAGAAGCTGTCGCTTCGCGCGTTGAAAGATCCCAGACCCGCAACAGAAAATGTCATTTTGCCGTTCACGGTAAGGACCCAGTCTGGAAAGGCCCCCCCCTGAGACACGACATCGCCAGTGCCCGTCCAGTAGATCCACGTCTCTAGGAAAAGGTTCGATGTCGCAAGATTCGTCACGACGGAGTGGTACGGACCGAGGTAGACGTTCGATATGAGCGAGCTGGGAAAGACGACGACGACGTTCGAGTCTTGTGTGCCCATTGAGACGTTACTCAAGTAACCTTGGATCAAATTCGTGGTCGTGGTCAGAGGCACGGAACCAGTCACGTAGTTCGAGACGGCCAGGGAACCAGCCGGCGTACGTTTCGCAGAAACGTACGAGTTAGAAGAAGCGTCCGAAGTGACCGTCACGTTCCCGACGAAAGAGGTGTTGCCCGAGACTGTAAAGGTTTCCGTGAGCGCGGTAGGAACAACACCGAGTCCGACGGGCCCGCCGTTGTAATAGACACTGGTACCCTGTTGGGTCCATGGGTTTGTGCCGGTGTTGATAAAGCCGCCGATGGGTTTGATGGACACAAAGGTTGACGTGGCACTCAAAGCGACGTTACCGGTGACGGTTCCGGGGAAGGAGCACTCGATGAAGTAGACATTGGAAACATTGGTGATGTTGAGAGGAAGCTGAATGGTCGTTGTGGGGTCCTGGGTGTACATGGGGGCATAAGAGTAAAGATACTGCGCAGCAGTACTGTTTGGGATGAGAGAATCATTGGCCAGGCTCCCGACCTGAAACTGGACTGGTGTGTTGCCAGAGGTGTTCAAGCACAAATTCACTTCATAAATTCCAGTCTGATTGACCTGGAAGTTGCCGTTAGCCGTGACTGCGAGGGACGTGGAGGTTCCATTGACGGTCCAGCCGTTGGCACTGGTGAGAGTGACGCGGTAAGCATTGGACGAGTAAACACCGCTCAAATTAGAACTCGAAGTACAGTTTGCCAAGAGGGCGGAGGCGACACCGGTTGCAGAGGTCAGGTAGTTGCCAAAAGGGGCAACCTGGATATAAGTACCGAAGTTGTAACCGGTGGCGGTGGTGCTTCTAGTGGGATAAAGAACCGAAGGAGTTCCGGCAGCCGTACTAAAGAAGACGTCGATGTAGTAGTACTGGGTGATATCCGTGACGGTGATGGGTAGAGTGACGACGTGTGAAGGAGACGATCCGACGGGGTAATTGTAGACATAGTCGTAACCCGTGGTACCGGTCCCTGAAGGGGGGAACGTTGCCGAAGAAGTTTTGCCGATGGCCACCTTGACGGCTGGCTGATCACCTGTAAAGACGCAGGTGACCTGGTAGAGACCGGCGGTGGTGAACTTGAGCATACCGGTGTTGTACGTGAACTGGGTGACGGCCTGTGCAGCCTCGGCCGAGAACCCCGAGAGGTTCATGTGGTAGCCGTTGACGGACGTACCGACGACGCCGGTGGAAAAGGCGCCGGGGAGGGTATTGGACGCTGCGTACGTGAACAGGATTCCCTGGGACGCGCCGGAGCCAGAGCCGACGGAACCGCCCGACGAGAAGATGTTGCCGTTGACGACGAGGTTACCGGTCAGGTAGACGTTGCCAAACCCAGTATTCGTACTCAAATTTGAGGACATGATGATGTTGCTCGTGTAGAGGTTCGAGCGGACGGTCAAGTTGGCAATGTTGGCATCGCCCGTGACGTTCAGGGACACTATGTTACCCGTAGTGATGTTGGCAGTGAGGACGTTGGCGTTGGACAAAAAGGCGGTTCCGGAAACGTTGAGGGAAGTGACATTCTCGGTGATGACGTTGGCGCTGGTGATGTTGGCCGTAAGGACATTGGCGTTGGAAAGGAACGCAGTTCCACTCACGTTGAGTGAGGTGACGTTAGCCTGCGTAGACACATTCAACGAGGTTACGTTGCCCGTGAGTACGTTGGCATTGGACAGGAATGCAGTTCCACTCACGTTTAACGAGGTGACGTTAGCCGTGGAGAGGTTTGCAAAGGTTACGTTCCCCGTGAGTACGTTGGCGTTGGACAAGAACGCAGTTCCACTCACATTTAACGACACTACGTTACCAGTCGAAACATTGGCAAAGGTGACGTTGCCCGTGAGTACGTTGGCATTGGACAAAAATGCAGTTCCACTCACATTCAGGGAGGTGACGTTAGCCTGTGAAGAGACGTTCAGACTCGTGATGTTCGCCGTGAGGGTGTTAGAATTGCTCAGAAACGCCGTACCGCTCACATTCAGGGTCGTGAGGTTGGCAGTTGCGATATTGGCTGCTGTGACATTGGCCGTGAGGACATTAGCGTTGGACAGGAAGGCTGTTCCCGAAACGTTCAAAAAAGAGGTGTTGGACGTGGAGACATTGGCCGTCGTGATGTTAGCCGTGACCGTGTTGGCAAAGGTGAACGAGGCGAACGAAGAGACGTTCAAAGTGCCGACATTGGCCGTAGAAACATTGGCTGTCGTGACGTTTGAGATGGCCAAGTTGGAGTTGGCAAAGTAGGCTGTGCCCGAGACGTTCAGGGAGCTAATATTGGCCTGGGTCGTGACGTTGAGACTGAGGGCATTGATGGTACGGACGTAAGCCGAGCCGAACTGAGCAGTGGATTGGCCGAGGTTGGAAGAGCCTGAAACGTTGGGCAAGAGGTTTCCTGATAGTGTCGTGGAGGTGTTGAGAACCGTGAGGTTCCCTTGGAGTAACGTATTGCCCGTCGTGACCACATCACCAAAATTGGTGATGACGGGCATATTACTTTTTACAGAGGTTTTTTTAAAGGGGCGAGAGTCACGGAGTGACTCCCTTGTTAAAACCTCCGTGAAAACGTCGGGCCCTTCCTGAACCTAAATAAATTTCATCTAAGACTCCACACTGTGAATTTTAGATGAGATTTATTGAATTTTGTTGACCAAAAGTGCGATGCACTTTCCCTCGCGCCCTCTAGACCGGTCTCAGAGTCACGTACGACCCCGTGTACCCCTCGGCAGTCACGTTGGTATATGCGGTCCTGTGAATATTGTCTGACGTGTTCATAGCCTCAAAGTCTATGTAGTAGTACTTACTCGTAGAGTCGACGTAGAAAGGAATCTGGACCGGTACTGAAGGGTCTTGACCCACACTTATCCTGTAACAGTAGAGCCAGACGCCCGGGTCTGCGAGGTTCGAGTGAACGTCTGAGGTGTTGGACGAAAGGGCGATGGTCTTGATGTTGTTGTCTGACGTCAAAACGATGTTGAACTGGTACGGACCAGTCTGAGAGAAGCGGAAACCGCCGTTGGCTGTCGGACCTGTGATGACGGGGTTGGCGCCGTAGGTGGTCCATGAAGCGACGGGATTGGGGGCGAAAAGGGTGAAGAGGTTGGAGGTGATTGAGCCTGCGATGTTGCCGGTCCAGTTGCCGGTCGCATTGAGTGTATACGTGGCATTCAAGTTCATGAAAAGACCGGAGGAGATGGGGATGGGGGTGGCGACGTTCAAAGTGCCGACATTGGCCGTGACTATGTTGGCGCTCACGACGTTTGCTTGAGTTCTCACCGTCAGGTTCGTCACGTTTGCGGTTGCTGTGTTGAGAGTCAGGACGTTGGTTGTGGAAAGGTTGGAGGTTCCCGTGACGTTCAGGGTCCCTCCCAGGACCGAGGCGGCGTTCAGGGTGGTGATGTTGGCTGTGGAAAGGTTGGAAGTTCCTGTGACGTTCAAGTTTGTTCCGAAAATCGACGCAGCGTTCAGGGTCGTAATGTTGGCTGTGGACAAGTTGGAGGTTCCTGTGACGTTGAGGGAGGAGGCGCTTAGTGATGACGTATTAAGAGTGGTCACGTTAGTTGTAGAGAGGTTAGAAGTTGAAGAGACGTTGAGGGTGGTTGATGTTATGAATGGAATTGTCAAAGTATCAAAATTGAAAACGGTATTGGTCGTGTTTGACGTGAATCCGGCCGCATAGATGTTGTTCGTGAAGACGGTATTGGTTACGTTGGCGTCATAGATGTTTGCTAGGGTCCTGACGGTCAAGTTCGTCACGTTGGCCGTGGCGACGTTCAGAGTGGTGACGTTGGTCGTGGAAAGGTTGGAGGTTCCCGTGACGTTTAGGGAGGAGGTGACGCTCGTCACCGACGTGTT